TTCGGTTTTCATTTTATTGTTCTTTTTCCTTGCATTATTTGGCACAGACCATTCGCAAGTCGATAGCAAATTTATTTACTATAAATTAGTAGTAATGGTATAGGGAATCAATAAACGAAAATGAAAGTGCGTATTTTATTTTCAATTAAAATACTTTTCCCATATATACTATGGGTTTAATGTACTTTTATTTTAAGTACATTTTCTTCAATCGACCCAACTCGTGAGCCATTGCGGAATCGTGTGTAAACTTCTTTTTAGCACCCACACCGCGTATTTGCAACATTGGACTAATAGTTCGTCGGTAATTCTCTTGTAAAAACTCCTTACAAGCATCGGTAAATAATTTATCATCCACCTTTCCTTGCAACTTCATATTCTCACAATCTACATATTGGTAGAACCGCTCATTGCCACCAAAGTATTGGGTGTCTACCATAATTTCCGTTATACGGATTAACTCATATTTGTCTTCGTATTTCCGTTGGTGTCTTTTAGAACTTTCGGTAATTTTATGGAAACGTAACCAATTGATATTTTGCCAAACCTTTGGCCCTATACGCCCAATACCTTGGTAGTGGAGAATAATATCCAAATCCCTATGTCGGTTAGTAGCGATAGCACCCATTAAATCTTGTGGCATCGCATCACTCACGAATCGGTTAATATCTTCAATCAATAACAACCCACCACTAAAGGTGTCTAAGATAATATTCAATGTCGTTGCTAAATCATCCAAGGTCATCTTTTTTCCGTTGGGGTGGAAAGGGCGTACCCTTCTAGCCTCCACCATTGGGTGTACCGAAAAACGAATCAAGTCTTTTATTGCTATACCCTTAATGTGAGTATATTCATCGTTAACGTCTAGTATTAACGCTTTACGCCCTAAGATACCACTAGCGGGGTTTCCCGATACATAATTGGCAATAAGTTTGTCGGTTGTCCAAGACTTACCCACGCCCTTACGGCCTATCGCAACTCCTAATAGTGGTTCTCTCATTATTTCTTTCTCCTACCTCTTGCGCCTTTTACTTTTCCACTTGCAATATCCTCCATTTGTGACAATATTCCTTCATCACCGAATTGAGGGGCGGGTCTTCTTTGACGTGCCTTTCTAATTGGTTCGTCCATAACGACGGCTTCTTGAACGGGTTCTTCGCGAATCACTTGCGCCTCTTCGGGTTCAACATATTGACGCTCGGACTTAGCCTCTTGACGTGGTTGCGGGGCGGGTTCTTCGTATGTGGGTTGCGTAGGTTGTGTTGGTTGACTTGGCGGTGGCGTACTTGGGCGGGTATATCCGTTACTCATTTCTTTAAGAGTTTCTAGCAACGATGCGTTTTGTTTACGCAATCCATAAATCATAGCCCCCTTGGTTACAATATCCACACCGAAATAGTAAGCAAGTAATTGCTCATCGGTCATACCAATACCGCGCTTCATCATCACGCGAATCATCACGGGACGAACTTTGTCCTTAAATTCTTGCGATACGGAAATTACATCGGCGGTTTGGGTGTTATACTCATTGATGTAATCAAGAATACCTATGTTTTGTCCATTGACGGGTAAAGATACGTTGGGGTCAATTTCCCCTTTACGCATCATTTCCTCTACTTTGGGTGCGTCGAATTGAATTAACTTGTTTCCGAATCCGTTAAGTTGGGAGTACCCATCAAGTACGGCATCGGCCATTGCAGCGGAGGCAGCGCGTTGGTCTTTCTTATCCAAATTCTCTACATACGGGTTTGCATTAGAAACATCCTCGTCGTTCAATCCCCAAGCGGTTCTATCATCTACGGGTGTGCCACTACCATTCATATCCGCCTCAAACCCATTTTGTAATTCATCAAACGATGGGGGTGTGAACACGGGTTCGGCTATCGGTGTAGCATCCGTTACTTCTACATTGGGTCTTGTGTAAGGTCTTTGCTTAACATTCTCTTGTAAAGGATTGTAGTCCGCATCCAACGCGGGTTGGTTGTCAAAGGATATTGTATTTTCCATATATGTATTTTTGGGTTAAATATTTTCGGGTATTTTTTCTAGGTGGTTGCTTAAATTTCTTCTACTAAACGATAATTTTTCGTGAATCTTCCTATCAAAAGTCGTTTCGTTGGGGTAGTCTTCTATGAGTTGCTTTGCTTTGGATATTGTAGACATCGATGCGTGTGTGTACGCACTCAAGTCGGACAACCCATAATTCAAGTCAACGTAGCATATATACACCCAACAAGCGAATGCGTATTTGCGAGGGTACTTCCTACTCTTACCGAATAATACCTCCATTGGAATATCGTAGGCTTCGCATACCGCTTTTGCCACGACACTTAAATCACTTTTCCATAAGACTCCTTGGCTTCCTTTTTTAAGGATTGATATAGTTTGCACCAAACCTACTTCGGCTAGTGTGTCACTAATTGCGCTAAAAAGATTTTCAATCTCCCGATTTTTGCTCGTCGTCATTGTCAATAAAGATTATTTTACCTTCATCACCCCATATTTTTTTTGCCACTACGGAGTGAATCATTTGGTCGCCTTGCGGACACAACACGTCAAACACCGCTTTCAACATATTGTCTATGTCGGGTTTTACTTGATGTGGCTTTCCATTCATCGTCAAACGCTTTTTGTTTGACCAAGAACTCGGCATTGGCAATACAAATATAACATTTACTTCGTCTTTCAAAACAAATTTGTGCATCAACGCATAAGCCTCGATTCCTTGCTTTACTAAACGATACTTTGTGATGGGAACTCTAGGTGGATTGAGCCACTTATCCCGTTGGGTCATTCTAGGTTTCCCCATAGGGGTTACTCCAAATTCATATTCCATACTTGGTTGTAAATTCTTTCGATTGAGCAACCGCTTTAGCACAATACACTCCGAAATCAATGTCACTCGGAAAGTGTAAGCCTAAAAACAATCTACTCATTGAAATATCGTGTGTCAAACTTTTAAGGAACTCATAATGTTCGGGGTACTTGTTACCAATTAATTCCGTAAGTAATCGCGCTTGAAAAGAATGTCCACTTGGATAGGACGGACTAATCGCGCTTCCACTCTTGAACGGAAACAACTTCGCCTTGTAATATTGAGCCACTTGATACGGGCGAGGTCTTTGGTAAAAGAACTTCAACTTCATTAATAAAAATTTAGAATCTTCAATCAATCCATCTATTTCGCTATCTAGGTTTTGACCAATCTTATCCGTCGCATATTTTTTGAAAATTGTGACTACATCTTGGTTGTACCCCATATAACGTGAAATGATTTTTTCATCTTTTTGTTCGGGTAAATTTTGATAAGCGATTAACTCCCGTAATTCATCTTGGGTCGCTTCGCTATCGTTGGGTGGAAAGGGGTACTCCTTAAGTTGCTCGTACACGGATTGATAAGCACCCGCTTTAAGGTACGGCAACAATTCATCGACGGGGTTTCCGTAAGTGACGTTATTAAGCCAAGGACTCATACTTGTCGCCCATTTGCTTTTTTACATTCAACTTTACTTCATTGATATCCCTTCTCATGTCGGCATCGTCTTTATCCAACTTCATCATGGCTTTGCGATTAGAAAGAATCTGCATGATTAATGAGGTAAGTGTTAAACCGATAATGATAATTGCAATCCATTGGCCATAATCATGACTTCCGTCATTTGCAGTTTCGGGCGCGGTTTCTCCACCCTCCGCCATTTCATTGGCATTGGGTACGGGTGATACGATTGTTGTAGGTGATGCTAACATAGAAGCATCTACTGCTTGTTGCGTACCACTATTCTGTGCGGGTGCTTGACCCGTTGCTTGTGCTTCCATTATGCTACGAATTTTATTGTGTTACCTCTACGAAAAACACCACGATATTGATTTGGCTTTACGGGTTTTTTATCACCTTCAAAGTTTACCTTGGGTTCGTTTTCGGATATAATTTCTCTTTTAATTGCTTTGATGTCTTGAGTGTAGTTTCGATAGATAACTCCAATAACTGCACCCACGCCCACGATAGCGACACCAATTTTAGCCTTTTGCGTTACATCACCTTTGGTGTAATACATAGCACCTAAAACCAATGTCCACCAAATTGGGTTGTATAGGTAATAGGCCATCGCCGTTCTCTCCCAATATTGCTTTGGTGTTATCTCCCCCGCTTTCCACTTATCCCTTAATCGCTTTTCGCTATAAAAGTAAAGTGCATCGGCGGGGGTAGGCACGATGTCGGACAATATCAATCCAACCGCACCCGCATAAAGTACGCCATTGGAATATTTACCTTCCGATGCTTTTGATATGTCTTGTAGAATTTTGTGCATTTAAGATTTTTTCCACGCTTTACCCGCTATATAAACGGACACATAGATTACACCTAAACTAACGGCAATACCAATTAATGCCATTCCCCAATTGTTTTTTACGTTTGTGTTCATATTATTTTTCTAAAGTGTTTGTTGATTTATGACTTGAGCCAAAGTAGTAACTTACAATCATTGTCAAGATTGATACCACGCCTCCGCTAATAGAATAGTAAATATCCTTTTGGTCGCTTGGGAAATCCCAAAATATAATTGAGAACAAAACAGTAAAACTCAAGGCGATGACAATAAATGCTATCATCACGGGGGCGTATCTAGTTAAAAGGTCAAGAAATTTCATAATTGTTTTTAATCAGCGTTTTCGATATACCACTCCTTAAATGATAATTTGCTACCCGACTTTTTCCATAAGGCTTCGTACTTAGCCTTTTTGGCTTGTAGCCTATCATTTGCTTTTGCCAACCCCTCGTCAATTACCGATTGTGGAATTGTTTCTACAAGCGTTCCATCGGGTTTACTCGGTCTATCATCCACCATATTGGTACTTGGCTTCTTCAATAATTTATATCCTATAAATAGCACGACGGCGGTAATTCCCGTGTACATTAATATTTTTTGATTGTTAGTCATAATTACAAATATACAATTACTTTTTATATAGGCGATAATACTCAAAATCCGACTCTCCGCCGTTCTTTTTATATGCTAACCACTCTTCATACAGAGGGCCACTTAATCTAGCAATATCGGTTGTTGTTGACGTATCTAATCCAACCTCCGCCATACGGGTTGAAAACACCTCTACTTTTTCGGTAGCGACTTTCAATTGTTCGGTGGCTTTCTCTAAAGTTTCTTTGAGTTCTTTTTTCTCTTCAACTTTACTTTCCACAAGTGCCTCTCCTTG